TCTAGCGCCGCGGGTTACAGATATCGCATACTTGTCTATTTCCTCATCCGGCAGCATCCATGCCTCGGCCACGCCGTCCCATAATTGCCACAATCCAAAGCAGCAAACCGGGCGGCCCCGGCCCACTACGGTCCAGCTCATACGGCTATCTGCCATCTGCGCTATGTACTCGAAATAATTTGGCATGACCCTGTAATACTCGAGCTCGAATGGCTTGAGCTTAAACTTGGATAGGTGCGTCGGGTGAAACGGCACTATGCTGACAAACGGGTTTACGCGGATAGTTGATAGGTCGATCATAGTATATCGAAATCAGTGTTAGCGACGTAGACCTGACTATTGCCCGGCGTGTAATCACCCCGGCGCAACCGGCGCTGCTCACCACCGCCAAGCATAAGATACCCAAATGCGTCGCCGCAGTGCGAATGTTCGTTCTTAACCGGCACGTCCTTGAACCGTTCTTGTCCGGCACCGAGGCTTTGTCTCTTGAAGAAATAACCGCCGCTCAAACTTTTGCGCAGACGCAAGCATTTTTTATCGACCATAAGCCCGGGCTTGCCGTTAATCAGCCGGCTCATTGGACCGGCACCGGCCTCGCGGCGAACTTGGAAGGCGTTACTATCTGTAGGCTGGGCCTTGAATCCTAGAGATCTTAAATGGTCAAACGCCGTGACCTCGTAGATCTCGTCGCGTTTATTACCGGCCGGGTCACCCCATACCAGAATATCGTGCTTGCTATACTTTTCGGCAATCAAGGCTTTGAGCTCCTGACCAAACCGCTCGAGCCCCATGTCAAACGTCACCAGCTCGTCCAATATCCGCCAAGCTCCGCCATTGGTTCGCTGACCAAAGATAGCAGCCGGCGTCAAACCAAAGTCAACTCCGATTTGTATTGGGTAATACGGATCTGCCTCGAGATTCGTACTCATCAGCTCATCGTCATATTCCGGCCACACTGGTCTGCCCTCTTGAACAAACGTGTACTGGCCCTGCGCATAGCATCGGATCCAATCCGCGTTCTTGCCACCGAGGAGCTGCTGATAATATCCGGGCGGAAGATTATTGCGGTTTTCTGCGTTAGGGTTTACTTGCCACCATTTACCACCCGAGAACACAAAATCGTTTGCCTCGGGATTTGCCGGCAGCTCGTTCGCGTTTACGCTGAGAACACCGCCGGGTTGACGGTGAAATGTCCACGGGTACTTGCCGCCGATAGGTTCTTTTGCAGCTAACGTATGCCACCAGTGGTCGTTGTCTGGCGGGTTAGTATCCATCCAGATCCCGTACCATGTCGGTCCGCCGTCCGCTTTTGTAGGGTATCGGCCGACCCGGTGCGTAAGACCGTCTATAACGGCTTTAGGAAGCTCTCTCGCTTCGTTGCACCACGCGCCGGTAATCTCTAAGGACAGGAGCTTCCTAACGCTCTGAGGCGTGTCTAGGGCCAGAAATATGACCTCGCAGTCAATACCGGCAGCATCACCCCTGCTCGGCAGCTTTAGGTGATGCGTGATAGGAGGCTGCCAGCGCATACCACCCCAAACGGCCTCCGGAAACAACTCCTGCCATGTTTTGATAGTTGTGGTCCGCAGCTCTGGATAAGTATTCCGGACTACCACAAACCGGCTATAGCGGATCCCGTCCCGCGGAGACGGCTTCTGCCGGACCGCACGTAACATGATCTCGGCCGCGCAACCATAGGACTTACCCGATCCCACCGGGCCCATCAGGCCGCGGACAAAGCTATCATCATTCAGGAACTTCCAGACCGTCGGGCTTTGCGAAAAATCCAGATCTAGGCTGGGGGCCTCATCAGTTAATTTCATAGAACTCGACCTCGAACGGCATCAGGATAATTGGGGTACGTTCACCGACATAGGCCCCGGCGATATTGTACTCGACCCAATCTTGCGCGGCTTCCATATCCCACCCGTTCTTACGAGCAAGGCAATCGACCAGTTTATAATAATCATAGATCAGCGTCGGCGGCATCCCGCACCGTTCTCCGACGCCAACTATCGCGTCATCTGCGCCGTCAATCTTGAGGAGCTTCACATCATCGCTATCGTCTAACATCGGCTATCTTCTTTATCTCGTGCCATAGATACGGCTCGATCTTACGCTCGCCGGCCATCATCTCGTTTAGCGTCTGCATATTGCCGCCAAACCGCTGCGTTATCTCGCGCAACGATAAACCGGACCGCAGTATATCTGCGCGGAACTTAATCGCATCCGTCCGGAACTTCGTCTTGGCTGTCCTCGCCATTGTCCACCTCCTGATATGTTGTTACCGGCTCTGCCGGGCCTTTCATGTTGATACCGACAATAGACGGCTTATCCTCGTTTTTCTCGGCATCCAGCATACCAGCAGCTTTCGCCAGCACCCGCAACACCGAAACCTTGTCGTGCATCTCAATCGTCACGCCGTCCTTGTTCGCGGAAATCTTTTTTATCGCCCGCAAGGCATGATCCGGGATCTGGTCTATAGGCTTGACCGTCCCATCCAAATTAACAATGTCTGTGATATTGGCGGTGCCCAAAGCAATCAGCTCTTGCGCAACCGCCTCTTTGTGCTGATACAACGTCTCCGACCGGCCAATCCGGCGCTGCACCATGCGTACACCGCCGAACCTACCAATAGGAGGACGTTTATCGCTATCCTTCGCCATTATCCAACTCCGCTATGATCCTGCTGCACGAACCGCAAACCACGCTATGCGGCCGCTCAACATGAACGCGACCCCGGGTGCTAGCACCACAAAAGTCACATTCTACGTAGCTATCATAATAACGCTGGTAACCCTCTTTAGGCAACTCAGTCTTAAAAGGGGATCGAGTCATCCATACCCTCGACCTTGTCAAAGTCGCCGCTGTTGTTGTCCCGGCCATCAGCCTCGAACAGCGTTAACCAGATATCACCGTCCTTATTCGGAATCGGCAGACAATCGAGCTTAATACGGACCGGCTTGCCGTCCTGCTTGTCGAACGCCGTACCAACACGGATCCACAAAGGCTTATCACGGTTAGGGATTTCTTTAGCAAAAGTAACATTAAATCGTTTCATCGGTTCCTCCTGTGTTAAACGATACGATATCTTATAGCACCTTCACGAAAAACTGCAAAATATTTTTGTGGTGCCCCCCTGTGTAAGACGCGGGGGTGGGGGGCATGGGGGCGCGTCTGAGCGCTGGCCCGCGGCTGGGCTGGCATGGCAGGCCGCACGTGCGACGCGGCTGTACAGGCCACGGTCTAGGCCCGTTTTGCCCCGCCTGCGTGTTTCGCATAATGTGTATTATGTCAAATATCTGGACCATTGTCGCCTCATGCTCTCATGCCGCGGCTCGCACGCTTCACGATACCGTCGATCACCGTATTACCAGACGTCCCGAGAACGCGCTCTACGGGCTTCCTGAAGTATCCTATGGCCCTTGCCATGTCCCGACCGTTCGAACGGCAGTATTCGGCGTGATCTGCCAGAATACGGGCCCACTGCGTGTGCGTCAAACCCTGCCGCACCCAAGCCTGCATCGTATCAAAGTCCCGTTCGTTCACTGCCCGAGGCGTTCCATACCCGTCCGCGACACGCTGAAACATCACACACAACTTCCTAGCTTCATCCCTATAGTCGTTATATGACTCGTTATATGTCTCGTTTAGTGTAACTTCTGAGGTTACACCCCCTGTAACATCTAGTGTTACACCCCCTGTAACTTCTGAGGTTACACCTTTAGACGTACCTGTAACATCAGGGGTTACACGTGTCACAAGGCTATCAAGCCCTGCCTCTGCCTCTGCGAGTTCCATCTGCTCCTTTGCCGTCAGGTTCGAACGGGCCGCGGCCTCGGTCTTTACGCCCTTGTCGTACACGACCTTGACCGTGTTTGTGGTCTGGCCCTTGTATTGCTTCCGAGCATAGACCAGATAACCGAGCTCCATCAGACGCCGCACCTGCCGATTGACGGCTGGCCGACTGATACCGAGGTCCGATGCGATGCGGGCTTGGCTGACAAATGTGCGGCCCAGCTCGTCCGTGTACGTGCATATTGCCGCCAGCACTGCCAGCGCCGCAGTGCGGTTAATCTCTGGGTCCTGAACGGCCCTGACGGGCATGATCGAGTAGCGCCGCAGATCCTTGTTTCGGATGGTCGGCGGCTTCATTGGATGCCTGCCCGCTGGGCTATCTTCCAAACACCAGCTCGGGTCATCCCCATTGTCGAGGCAATCGTCGGCCAATCGAGTCCCTTATTGCGCAGTCTGGCGACGATCAGCTCGCGTGCACGTTGCACCTCTGGATCTTTACACCCCGACTGGACTTCATCGAGCGTGGTCCATGACCGATACGCAATCTCCTCCAGCTCGACTATCAGCTCCTGTTTCATCGTTTGTTTCCTCCTTCCACTCGACTGTCACGATCAGCGCGGCGCTCCCGTACCGCTTGTGAACAGTCAATTCGTTTACCTGCACGTCGTCAATGTACGCGACGCC